CGAACCTCGGTGCCCAATGGATCATCCAGGGCCAGACGCGATCCGACGGGTACGCCTTCTTCCTGCAGCGACTCACCGGTGACGCTGAGCCGATGGTCAAGGCCGGTTGCCGGCACTTCACGCTCGCCGAGGCGCAAGCGCATTGGGCGGCAACGCGCGGCGGCACACCGCTTGGCAATGAGACCCGCGCGATCATCCGCGCCATGGTCGACGTCATGCACATCAGGGGGCTGAAATGACCACACTCACACCCGAAGGCGTCCTGACGGGCATCCAGGAGCTCCTGGACGGTACGGAGTGGACGGTCGACATGCTCAGCGACATCGCTATTCTTCTTCGCGCGGCGGGGTACCGCGTCAGGGACGTGCTGGACACCGAGGAGGACGCGGCATGATGCGCCCGTACCTCCTTGATCGAACCGAGACCTGTTTTCTCCTCCTCACCTTCGCGGCCATTGGCTTCATGGTCGCAACAGCGCTCTAGAAAGGGAACACCATGGCAATCACGGTTGGAACAAGTTGGTTTCCAAGCATATATTGCGCGCGACGCTATTACGGTTACGAACACGGCACCGACCTGGCGCCTCGCGAGGCCGTGATTCGCAAGCAGGAAGAGGGCCTGATCCACTTCGGCGAACCGCCGTTCGATCCACAGAAGCAGAAGCTGGTCGCGTTGGACGGTGGCATGCGTTGGGGCCTCAAGGATATCTGCTGGGGCTGAACAACGAAACAAAATGTCCCAAATAACACTTGCGATATTTGGGACACCATGAGACGGTTCACAGGCAAGACGACCGCGTACAACAAGGGAGATGACCGTGGAAACAGCCGGGGGAAAGCCCCGGCATCCATGGTTGAGAGGGAACACCATGCGCGCCTATTCGGAGATGCCTCTTGAAGACTTCGCAGCCCAGCTGCACGATATCGTGGCGGCCCAGCCGTTCAGCCCGCGCCGGCCGTTGCTGCTGGACTTGATCGAATCGATCACGGAGGGGCCGACGGAGGACGAAATAAGCAAGCGTATCAGCGAGGCCGAAGACAAAGCGGAAAAAGCAGGTGCGAAGATCGGCCGCGAAGAAATGCGCGACGACATCCTTGCCGCGTTCGAGCGCGATGGCCTCGATCCGTACATTGGCCTCACCGAGACGCAGCACGAACAGATACTCGAACTCCTCGGACGGGTGAAACCATGATTCGCGCGATCAACGGCCTGTTGTGGCAGGTACACTCGCCCTCGGCCCTGGAGTTGCTCTCCACGCGCGACGACGCCAACGACCCCGGAGCGCGGGTGTTCGTGCGCTACGATGGGCGCGAGTGGCTGCTGCAGTACTGGTCCCCGCGGGGCATCAATGTCTCCGTCCCGTTCGCCTCGAAGGGCGAGGCCATTGGCCAGGTGGCGGGAATGGCCTCGTGATCCCCTTCACCGACCCCGAACGCCCGGCATGCCGAGCCGAAACGAAGTGGAGGCTGGACCAGCACTGGCGCAAGCGCGAGATTCTGGACAACACCTATCTGCGCTCGCTGTTCATCCTCGGGTACCTGCCCGACGAAGCGAACACCGAGCTGAACCTGTTGAAGATGGAGCGCCAGTGAACATCCTCACCTTGGACTTCGAGACGTTCTTCAGCGACGACTACACGCTGAAGAAGATGACCACGGAGGCGTATGTCCGCGATCCGCGCTTCGAAGCGCTGCTGTGCGGCTTTCGGTGGATGTTCAGTACTGGTGAGCCTGCCTACCAATGGATCGCTGGCCCTGATCTGGAGGATTATTTTGCTACTATTGATTGGGCAGACACCGCCGTCATCGCCCACCACGCCCACTTCGACGGCCTGATCCTCTCGCACCATTTCGGCATCAAGCCGAAGATGTGGCTGGACACCCTCTCGATGGCGAGGCTGCAGTTGGGGAACCACGTAAGTGCTTCGCTCAAGTCTGTCTCGGGCGCCTTTGAGCTCGGCGGCAAGAGTCTCGATTATGACGAGTTCAAAGGCAAGCGGTGGGCGGAACTGAGCACCGTCGAGCGCAACAATCTCGGCGCTGGGTGCCTGCGCGACGTGGCGCTGACCTGGGACATCTTCAATCGGCTCGCCGTGGGCTTCCCCGCTGAAGAGTATCAGGTCATCGACATGACCGTTCGCATGTTCACCGAGCCGCAATTGATTGGCGATCCCGAGATGTTCGGCAAGGTGTGGGTGTTCGAGAACGAGCGGAAGAAGGCGCTGCTGGCCGCGCTGGCCGCAGGGCTGGGCGTTGAGTCCCACACCCTGCCCAAACTGCTCGGCTCGAACGAGGCCTTCACGAAGCTCCTGGAAGCCGAAGGCGTCGAGATCGAATACAAGTCCGGCAAGAACAACCCGATCCCCGCCTTCGCCAAGACCGACGATTTCATGGTCAACCTGCTGGAGCACGACGATGAACGCATCCGAACCCTCGCCGAAGCCCGACTCGACCTCAAATCTACGCTTGATCAGACACGCGCTGAACGGCTTGGGTTTATGGCTTCCCGTGGGCCAATGCCTGTCTATCTCAGCTACTGCGCTGCACACACGACCCGATGGGGAGGTGGAGATAAAGTTAACTGGCAGAATCTCAAGCGAGGATCGGATCTCCGCAAGGGAGCTAGAGCTCCCGCCGGTCACAAGATCATAAAGGCCGACAAGTCGCAGATCGAGTGTCGTATCCTGGAGATGGTCGCCGGCGAGGTTGAAGGTATCGAGGAGTTCCGTCGCGGCGGTGACCCCTACATCGGCCTGGCCAGTCGGTTTTACCACTTCGCCGTGACCAAGGAGAACAAGGAGGAGCGGCAATTTGGCAAGGTGATGAGGCTGCAGTGCGGCTTCGGCGCCGGCGGAGACTCCATCGTGCGGGCCGCGGCGCGGGCAACCGTCCCGGTCCGTATTACACCCGCCCAGGGGCTTGAGGCGCGCGATCTCTACCGATCGGAGAAGCCTGGCGTCGTCGCTTACTGGAAGACCGCCAGCCGAATGATCGCCGCGCTCGCGGAGACCAACCACCCGATCGCGTGGGGCCCGCTGGTCGTGGAGACCAACAGGATCAGCCTGCAGGGCATCCCGATTTGGTACCCCGAGCTGCACTACCATCGCGACGAAGAGAGCGGCGACCAGTACTGGCGCTACAAGACACGTCGCGGCTGGACCAAGCTCTATGGTGGCAAGCTCACTGAGAACGTCGTACAGTTCATGTCGCGGGTGGACATGTCGCAGAGCCTGCTGCGCATCCTCGCGCGCACTAACCTCCGACCGTGCCAGCTTGAACACGACGCCGCTTGCTGGGTCGTCCCCGACGCACTGGTCGAACCGTTCGTCCAGGTGGTTGAGGCCGAGATGACGCGGGCGCCGGTGTGGCTGCCGGGCATCCCGCTGGCCTGCGAGATCAGTGTGGGAGAGACGTTGTGAGCATTACTCAGCAGTTAAAGGAAGGCGAATGACCGAGGTCCAGAAACTCAAGGCAGAAATCGCGGTGCTGCGCGACCTACTCGAAACAGCCTATCGTGAAGTCGACAAGGCACGCGCCGAGAGCGAGAAAGCTGACGACGAAGCTGTCGAACTAAAGCACGAGATGCTACGTTTGCGCGCCGTAGGTACGCAGGACGGAGTTGATCTGGTCTGGCATTGGAAGCGAAAATATGAGGCCCTAGCAGCTTCACGTTAACATCACACAAGGAAAATCTGATGCCCTGGACACCCAAGGACGGCCCCGCCCGCCACTCGAAGAAGGCCAACACGCCGGCCAAAAAGAAGGCGTGGTCGTCGACCGCCAACGCGGTGCTGAAGAAGACCGGCGATGAGGGCCAGGCGGTCCGCATCGCCAACTCCGTCGTGAAAAAGAAAGGGAAGAAATGACCATCCAGGACACACTCAACGACCGCGAGACGCGCTATGGTGACTTCGGCAAGCTGGCCGCTGCCATCCAGGCCTTCAAGAACGTCTACCGCTCGGCGCCCGGCTGGGCGAAGATGACGGCCGTTCAGCGCGAGGCGCTGGATATGGACCTCGTCAAGACCTGCCGGATCCTCTACGGCGACCCCGCGCACGTCAACTCGTGGGCCGACAAATGCGGCTACGCCATGCTGGCGCACGAGGAGCTGATCCGGCCGGCGTCCGTGGGCGCACCGGCAGCCCCAACGCTCGGGGAGCCGCTGGAGGGCCCGATGCCGCAGTTTCTGATGGAGCCTAGAACATGAATTACGATTTGTTTGAAAAGGACCCACACATCCTGCTGCATTGGCTGGACGCCCTGCAGCACCAGATACATCGTGAGAACAAAAAGTGGTGGGAAGATCTGGAAGGCCAGCCGATCGAACGCAATAAGGGCGAGATGATTGCCCTGATGCACTCGGAGCTGTCGGAGTGCCTGGAAGGCGTGCGTAAATCGTTGCCGGACACTCACCTTCCGCAGTACTCCATGGAGCTGGTCGAACTGGCCGACACCATAATTCGTATTTTCGACTACGCAGAAGGCCACAAGCTGGGCTCGCTCGGCCCGGTGGTCTTGAACAAGATAATCTATAACCGGCAGCGCGCTGATCACCAACGCGAAGCGCGTGCCCTGGCGACTGGAAAGAAATTCTAATGAAGCTCCCCGTCCTCTCTCACAGCTTCCTGAACGACTGGGACAACTGCCCCCGCAAGGCGTTCAGGAAGTACATCAAGAAGGATCTGCCGAAGTTCGTGCAGACCAGGGAGATGGCTTGGGGCAACACCGTCCACACCGCGTTCGAGGTGCGGATCAAACACGGCACCGCGTTCCCCAAGGGCATGGAGAAGTTCGAGGCACTGGCGGCGCCGCTCGACGCGGCGGGTGCGATCGGGGAGCAGATGCTGGGCATGCGCGCCGACGGCTCGGTGTGCGATTTCTTCGCCCAGGACGTCTGGCTGCGCGGCAAGATCGACGCCAGGGTCAGCAAGGGCGCCGCCGCCGCGATCTTCGACTGGAAGTCGGGCAAGCGCCGCGAGGATCGCGCCGAGCTGGAGACCCACGCGGTGCTGCTGCGCGCCTACGACTCGCGCCTGGTCAAGATCACCGCCCATTACGTCTGGCTGCAGGACAACGAGGTCGGCAGAGCGCACGACGTCTCCGACACCGGGAAGAAGCTGGACGAGATCAGGAAGACCATGGCGACGGTCGAGCGCTGCCTGTCGGACAACGACTTCCAACCGCAGCCGAACCCGCTGTGCGGCTGGTGTGATGTAATGGACTGTGAACACAATCGAAAGGGGAGAACATGAAGGTGGTTCTTGTTTTGGGCACAAAAGAAAGTCCAGGGCCGAAAATAGAAATCGAGGCCAACATACGTCTGACGACCGTGGAGGGTATGGAACGCTGGATCGCGGCCCAGCAAGTCGCGCTGGTGTGGCTGAAAAAGGAGCTGGGAAAAAAATGAAAGTCGTCTTCCTCCTCCCCGCCGGCACGATCGAGTGGCCCGTTCCCGAGAACTTCCAGGAGGGCTTCAACTTCCCCTTCTTCTGCGGGAACATCAGGATGACGGGCTTCTTCCAGCAGGACAACATCCACATCGTCTACGACAAGATGGTCGGCATGCTGTTTGACAATGAGGCCACGCCAGTGCCGGAGCTGAAGACTGGCCGCCAGACGGGGACCCTGCAATGAGTCGGCGGGAAGGCCCCGAAACCAAGCTCAAGAAGGAGTTCAGGGCCTTCATGGAGTCGATCGGCGCTTACCGGGTGACGATCATTCCGATGGGTTTCGGGAAGTCGTATGTGGACGACTTCTTTTGCCTCAACGGCCGATTTATCGCGGCCGAGGGGAAAGCGCCAAAGAAGTACAAGACGCCATGGGATGGCTGCACACCCAACCAGAAAACGTGCCTGCAGGATGTGTCTGCCGCAGGCGGCTTTGCGTTCGCCTACGACGATCTGAAAATGGCCAAGAGGATCGTCCACCACTTCAAGAGGACACACGGGCTATGAGCAAAGTTAAGGTTTGCGAGTGCTGCGGCCACCCCCTTCCGACGATTGATGTCATGCGTGACTTGACCAAAATGCAGGGGAAAATACTGATCGAACTGAACAACGCCGGGCAAGCAGGTCTGCCCTTGGACGTATTGGTGCGCCGCGTGTATGCCGATGACCCCACCGGTGGCCCCGTAACGGCGCCCATGAGCACCAGGGTGCAACTACACAAAATGCAGTTTCTACTAGCGCCGTATGGTCTCCGCATCGCGAGCCAACGAGGTGGCGTTCGAAGGTTGCAGGCTATTGATGTGGTTTGACGCGCAGCGCAACGTGGTGATCTACGACACGCCGGGAGACGAGCGGATCATCTCCTCGGTGCCGGGTGCGGTGAAGCTGCACAACGGCTACGTCGCCGCGCCTGCGTCGCTCTACAATCTCCAGCTTCTTCGCCATCTCGGCTTCCCCACGATCCAACCGATGGATGTCAACTATGACTGGCCCGGTCGTTACGTACCTTTCAACGCCCAGCGCGTCACTGCTAATTTTCTTGTCGTTCATCCTCGGGCTTTTGTTCTCAATGATATGGGAACGGGCAAGACGCTGGCCGCCCTCTGGGCGGCTGATTTTGTCATGCGCAGCAATCCTGGTGTTCGTTGTCTCGTGGTTGCACCTCTCTCCACGCTAGAAAGGGTCTGGGCCGATGCCATCTACCAGAATCTCCTCCCACGTCGTCGCTGCGTTGTCCTCCACGGCTCTGCGGCAAGGCGCAGAGAGCTGTTGGCGACACCAGCAGACTTTTATATCGTTAATTACGACGGAGTCGAAGTGCTCGCCAAGGATCTCAGTGCGCGTACCGACATCCGCATGGCGATCATCGACGAAGCCAGCGCTTACCGGAACCGAACCACTGAACGTCACCGTCTCGCTCGCCGAATACTCCAACCGATGGACTATCTCTGGCTGATGACTGGCACGCCGACGCCGAACGGGCCGACCGACGCCTACGGCATGGCGAAGTTGGTCAACAACTGCTTCGGCGAGGGCTGGCAGTCCTACCACGATCGCGTCATGCAGAAGGTGTCCATGTACAAGTGGATGCCCAAGGCCGGCTCGCACGCCGCCGCGCACGCCCTGATGCAGCCCGCCGTGCGCTTCGCCATCTCCGACTGCGTCGACCTGCCGCCGTGCACCGTGCAGGCGCGTGACGTCGAGCTGTCACCGGCGCAGGCCATCGCCTACAAGACCATGAAGAAGGACCTGGTGCTGATGGCGGCGAAAGGGCCGATCACCGCGCAGAACGAGGCTGTCCTGCGTCTCAAGCTGCTGCAGATCTCCTGCGGCGCCATCTACGGTCCCGAGCGCGCCATCCACCATGTCGACGCCGCCCCGCGCCTGAAGGCGCTCCGCGAGATCATGGAGCAATGTCGCGAGAAAATAATTGTGTTCGCCCCCTTCACTTCCGTGGTCGAGATGCTTTACAGGGAATTGAAGAAAGACTATAGTGTGAGAATTGTGAATGGTGCGATAAGTGCGAAAGATAGGAATGACACGTTCAGCGCGTTCCAAAATGCTGAACATCCAAGGGTGATCATCGCCGATCCGGGGACCATGAGCCACGGCCTGACCTTGACCGCAGCATCGATGATCATCTGGTACGCTCCCATCGATCGCACAGAGATCTACCTACAAGCGAACAAACGCATTGATCGGCCAGGGCAGGTGAAGACGACAACCATAGTGCAGCTTGCTGCGACCCCGGTTGAACGCGAAGTCTACCGCCGCCTCGAAGCCAACGAAAATCTCCAGGGTCTGATCCTGGATCTCGCGAAAGGGAAGTTATGAGCCTAAACGCCGCCGACCTCATCGCCCAATACATCAAGCTTCGCGACTACGTCGCCAGGCGCTCGGACGAACATGCCGAGGAGCTGCGTCCGTACAAGGAAGCGATGACCGCGATCGAGAACGCCGGCGGCGCCATGCTGATCGCGCAGGGTGGGGAAGAAGGAAAGGCAAATATCGCCACGCCCGCCGGCACTATGTTCCGCAAGCGCTGGACCTCGATCAAGATCGCCGATCGGGCAACCTTCATGTCCTTCATCGGCGCCGACTTCAACAATCGTCAGAAGTTCCTCACCGCGGCGGTGACCAAGAGTGAAGTGGAGGAATATATCGAAATCGAGAAGGCCGTGCCGCCGGGCCTTGACATCCAGCGCGGCTACTCGACCAACTTCAACAAACCGAAAGAGAAGTGATGGACCAGATACCTACGATCAGATTCGAAATCGAAGGGATGCGCCACGCAATTCTAACCCACATCAATACCTACCACAAAGACGTGGAGAACTATCTCGACAAAGAGACCAAGAAATTTGTTGAGGGCTACGATTTTCAAGCGGCGGTCGCCAAGTGCCTCGGCCCTGTCTTCGACGATGCCATTCGCAAGGCGCTGGAATCCCACTTCACGTATGGTCCCGGCCGGGATGCGATCGAGAAGGCCGTGGCTGAAATGATGCCATCCAAGAAGGAGAAATGACTTGACCGACCAGCTTCCCGCCCATCTTCCCGCCCATCTTGCCAACCGTCAACGCCGCGCCATGCTTCAGGAGGCCGTCGGCGGCATCAACCGCTCGCGCGGTCCTCACGTCTCGATCGCTGACAACCGCTTCGTCCTGGTGGACGGCAGCGGCAACGAGAAGCCCATCCAGACGCTCTACGTGGATCTCGTCATCGTCGACGTCAACCCGCACGTCTCGCGGCAGTACTACGACCCGTCCAAGCCGTTCAGCAAGGACGGCGGCGAGGCGCCGATATGCTTCTCCGACAATGGCGTGGGGGCCTCGGCGCAGGCCGCGCAGCCGCAGAATGTCTCCTGCCAGCTCTGCCCGAAGTCCGCATGGAACTCGGCGGTGTCCAAGATGACCGGCAAGGGCATCCCGGCCTGCGCCCAGCGCAAGAAGCTGGCGGCGATCGCCGGCGGCATGGGCGAGATGGTGTTCGACCTGACCGTCCCGCCGGCGAGCCTGAAGAACTGGCTGGCCTACTGCAACATCCTGGCGCAGCGCGGGCTCGAGCCCTACGACGTCTACACCCGTGTCGAGTTCGAGAGCCAGGGCGTGTTGAAGTTCTCGCCCGCGCCGATCGGCGACAAGGGGCTGTGCTACGTCCACGAGGGCGTCGTGGCGCTCACCGAGAAGCTGTGGGCGGCCAAGGCGACCGATGAAGCCACCAACAAGAACGACGTGCCGTGGGGCGGCCAGGGAGAGGCGCAGAAGATCGCCTATGCCAACCAGCAGACTCAGCAGATCGCCCCGCAGATGGGGCGGCAGGAGATCCAGGCCCCTCCGCAGCCATTCGGGGGTGGACAGCCGGCGGCCGACCCTTTCGGTGGTCCAGCGACGCAGTCGTTCGGTGCGACATCTGCGGAACCGAGTTCAGCCTTTGCGGGCCAACCCAATGTCCAAACTGCGAACAACGCCTCTGAAGCTCCGAGAACCCGCAAACCCCGCACACCCAAGGAGACCGCGCCGGCTGACGACGGTATCCCACCCTTCCTGCGTCGCACAGCGGAGAGCGCGCCGGCTGCCGCACCTGCGCCCAACCCGACCCAGTTCGGGATGCAGGCCGCGCCGCCCGCGCCCGACGCCGGTATCCAGGCAGCGCTCGACGCCGCGTTCCGGCTGCCGACATGAAGACCTTCTCCGAACGACTGGCCATCTGCCTGCGCAAGGGGCAGATGGCGCAAGGTGACTTGCGCTGGTGGTTCGGACGGTCCTACTCTACGACCGCGTCGTGGCTCAAGGACGATCGCGAGCCGCGGGGACCGGCGGGGGATGAGGCGCGGCGGCGCCTGGTCCTCCTCGAAAGGGGGATCGCAGAGCGCCGCGGCTTCCCCGTCCCCGTGACCCTCTCCTCGACCGAGCGCCCCGTCTACATCGAGAAAACCTTCAATGACAACAGCGCTGGAGTTTCTCGAAAGAATCCTGCCAGCCGAAGGTTACAAATGCGCGACGGTGTTCAATGAAGGACGAGTCTGGAACAAGTTCTTCGCGAGCACCGTCGAGCTGGAGAGGTTCATCACGCAGCAGGATGGACTCGGCCGCACCGTCTACCACGCCTGCGCGTCCTTCGGATCGCCCGACTCGCGCAAAGCTGCCAACGCTATTGGCGCAAGAGCTTTTTGGCTCGACGTCGATGCAGGCTGGGACGAGAAAAAACAGGAGTGGAAAAAGTACCTCGATGCTTCCGAAGCTGCGGAAGCAATCAGTACTTTTGTCGGACGGCTTGTACTCCCACCACCAATTTACGTTGGCTCGGGTAACGGTGTCCATTGCTATTGGCCGCTGGAAAAAGTTCTGGATGTTCG